CTTTACCGAAGAGATTGATTTCGATGATATTATTAAGAAAAATTTGTTGATATCTAAAATAAAAAATTTAAAATTAAATTTAATAACAGAAAATAATATAGAAGAAGTTAATACAGAAATATCTGATTTTCTAAACATTGAAACAGCAAATAGAGGGAAAAATCCTTTTATATTACCTATCTATGATGGAACTTTAAATAAATTTCATGATTTCAGTAGGACAGATCCAGTTTTTGAATTGGAAATAAAAACTTTGTATACCAAAACAATATTTGATAAGATTATGGATAATAAATTATGTTTAAAAAGTGAGTATATCAAAGATGAAAATTACTTGAATAAGGAATTTGAATTGAAAGGCCTTAAGAGAAGTTTGAATGAATATAAAAAATTAAACAGAGGAAAAATAATTTCTGACACTAACAATGACATTATATTTGAAGATTACAAAAAAGAAATAAAAAATAGAATAGCACCAATTAGACAAATAGAAAATGATTTGAAACATATACGTTTAAAAAGAGAAATTAAACAAATTAATTGCATTAAAGTTAACAAATTAATGAATAAACAGTTCAATTTAGAAATGTTGCATATAAAGAAGAAAAATGTCTGCTTAAATATCATAAAAACAGAATCATTTTTTGAAAATCTGAAAAATTTCTTTACAATTTATGAAGATCCGCCTTTAGAAGAGCTTTATAATGAAGAATTAGGAAATGATATAGATTTTTTTAAAAATTTAAAATTATTAATGTTAGAAAATGTAAAATCACAGAAAAATAAACTCCTTTCAACAAAATTAGCTAATTCCTGTGCATTTGTTAGTAGGTTTGCTTACACACTTCTTTATTTTTCTCAAACATCATTCAATAATAATTACATAATGTTTGATAATTTAGGTGTACAAAAATGTTTATTGATAGTAAGAGGTGGTAAAAAAATATTTTTCACTAGGAGAAGTAGATGGTTTAGATTATTTTACAAAATACCTGATTCATTAAAAGTCATATTAGAAAAATCATCCTTGGGCAGCGAATGGTCAATGCAAAAAATTAAAAATGATAATTTTTTATTAACACCTTGGTGTAGTATTCATGAAGATATATTAATCGAAAGTTTATCATTTTATCAAAGAGTTTTAGGTTCACAATTATTGAATAGTATTTATTGTAAAATAGATATAATTGAATATTTTAACAAGAATTATGTAACAATATTATTGGCTTTTTCACAAAAGAGAAATATTGAAGAGAAAATGCATAATATAAAATATTTATACCATAATCTCTTAGGCGAAATAGGCGATTATTCAGCCATACTTAAAGAATTCAAATTCAAACAAGTTAATCTTTTAGAAATATATTTGATGGAATTATTGAATAAAAATCTTAAAAATGTCTTCGAAAGTTTTAAAATTTTGAAAAAGGATAGTAGGAAAGATATATCAATAGGTCTATCAACATCAAAATATGAATTAAAAACTTTATTTACAAATTTGTTGACAAAAAACTTAGTAGAATTATCTTTCCAAATGTATCCAACTTTTTTAATGACAAAAGCACCAGTAAATTCAACTAATGAGCAAACTAAAATATTAATACCTATTCTAAAATTAAATGAGGTTTTTGAAAATAATGTTGGTGATCCAAATACTATAACTTTAAAACAAATGTATGAAAAAACAAAAATTAATAATATAAGAGATAAGTTTGATGAATTTTCTACTGATTATGATTTATGTTTTATAGTAGGGAAATACTTATCAGGAATTTTAAGATCTAAGAATATTATGCAACAATTAAGTGCCAAATTTGAAGGTATTTTGGAAGATAATATATTTAAATACTCAAACTCTAAAGGATTGAGAAAAAATAGTACAAAAAAAGATTTTTTTGGCGGCAAAGGTTATACTGTAATGTTTGAAAAATATAAAAACAATTTACAAGAAAACTCCAATGTAATTGAAGAATTATTGAAATCTAAAGAGCCAGAAATTAATAAATGGTTAAAATTTAATGATTTGAGTAATAAGATAAAATTTGATATGGAAATTGAAGGTGATCAATATTATCATTTAGTTCATAAGATACAAAGAGGTGGTGGGAGAGAAATATATGTAATGAATGAAGAAACAAAACATAGGCAATACCCTTTAGAAACTTTTTTGGGTTATTTATGCAAATTTTTACCTAATGAAATGATTTCAGTACCAAGTAATCAGAGAATGAAAATAATACATTTAAGACAAAACTTTCCTAAAATAAAGAAAGAAAACATTACAAGTAAATGGGTCATGGATTGCACAAAATGGGCACCAAAAATGAATATGCTAAAATACCTTTTCTTCTTTTCCGGTTTAAAAGAGATATTACCTATAAAATTTATACATTTAATTTTTAATTTTATTGCTAGTACTGAAAAAAGGTATATAGTGATAAATGAATCCACTTATAAATGTTTAATAAATAATAAAAATT